TCGGCTTGGCCAGCTTGGATGACGCAATGGCTGCACTGCTGCTGACCTTGGCGTTAGTGACAGCACCGTCAACAATTTTAGCTGTAGTGACAGTGTTATCGCTAGGAGTACCGATGTTGACAGAAGTACCTACAGTAACAATAAAGAACTCAGAGCCAGTAGCAGGAGCTGCAGCAAGAATGATGTCAGCATTGTCAATAGCAAAGCCTTCAGACGGTTGTGACGTACCACTGTTAGGTTTTTGAATGACACCGTTGATGCTTACGATATGCTGTTGTGCGACAGTTCCAGGGTTGCTAAGGGTAAACCTATAAGCAGAGCCGTTAAACGTCGCTGAGCCGCCTCCAGTGCCGCTAGAAGAGCCAAGAGTGTTGATAAAGTAGTTACCAACAGCCTGTACTTCCTCCCATGCAGACACAGTGGCGTCATACACCAGCATCTTGCCAGTGGACGTGTTGAAAAACAGGTCACCAGCGTCTAGATCTGTGGTAGGATTGGTCGAACCAATACGATACCGGGCAAAGAAATCGTTGACATCATCGTTCAGTTGTGCAATGTCAGCGTCTGTACCAAGGACTTTGTGGTACGTATAGGTGTTGAGCGTGGAAGTAGAGACAACTTGCAAGCCTTGACCTGCAGGAAGAGTGCTGCTTTGCAGTGCAGACGGGAAGCCAGTGATGGTTACAGCAGTACCACCAGTAGTCTGACCACTTGCAGTGCCAGATGCACTGACTACCAGACCACCTGCATCAGAGATAGACACAACAGTGCCTGCATCATCAGACGGATCAGGGTTGGTAGTGGGGAAACTGTTCTCGTTTGCGATGGCAACAAAGCCACCGAGGTTGTCCATCAGGCCAAGAACGTAGCCACTGATGGCATTAGACGACGGATATTGGGTTGTGCTGCTAGCAGTGAAGCTATTAGTCAGCGTATTTCCGTCAAGTTGGTTGATTTCAGTTGCATTAGCAGTGACACCATCCAAGATATTGAGTTCGTTGGTGCTAACAGTCGCACCATCTAGAATTTGTACCTCAGCTTGCGTAAGATCAGCCAGTGCAGACGCAGTAGTTGACCCCATAGTTGCCAGTTCACGCAGCTCAGCATCAGCAAGCTTGGCGTTTGTGACAGCATTGTCAGCAATCTTAGGTGTAGTTACACCACTATCAGGAATTTTGCTGGTAGTAACTGCATTATCTGCAATTTTACCTTCAACAACTTGGTTTGCACCAATCTTTGCGCTAGTAATGGCGCTGTCGTTGATTTTTGCAGTGGTGATTGCAGAGTCAGCCACCTTTGCAGTGGTGACATTTGCGTCAACAATGGCTGCAGTATCGACAGAAGCGTCCGCCAGCTCACTTGAAGTGACTGCATTAGCTGCAATCTCGCTAGATCCAACAGCATCTGCTGCAATTTTTGCGGCAGTAATTGCATCGTTTGCAATCTTAGCGGTAGTTACGTTGGCATCAGTAATCTTAGCCGTAGTTACAGCATCACTTGCAAGCTTTGCAGTTGTCACACTCGTGTCTGCTAGCGAAGCAGTCGTGACGTTTGCATCAGCAATCTTCGCAGTAGTTACTGCGTCATCTGCAATGTCGCCTGTAGCAATAGTACCGTCAGA